AACAGTTCCTCCAAAAGTACCGCCTTGGGCTACTGCAATGCCGTGCTTTACTCTAAAGTCTTTATTTACTGTTGCCACTTCTGACCTCTATTCTTAATTATGCTTCGATGTAAGTTTTGCTTACTTTAACAGCAGTATCTGCTGATGCACCAGTTACCTGAAGAAGAACGTTTCCACTGCTGTAAACAGCGTTAGTTGTTCCTAGTTCAGCATTGCTGATTACATCTGCATACTCTGTTAAGTAAACGGAATTGTTTCCATCAACTGTAACAAGTAATTCAATTACTTCAATATCATTACCTTTTTTCATTTGTACGATATATTTAGCACTTGAGTATGTTGTTGCTGACCATGTATCAATTGTTGTTGCTGAAGTTGAAGCGGTAGCAAGAGCAGAACCAAGAAGAACATCTGGAAGAGCAATGCTTGTCGCAGTTGCTGCACCAAGTACTGGAGTAACAAGAGTTGGTGTGTTAGCAAATACTAGAGCACCAGTTCCTGTTTCATCTGAAATAACTCCTGCAAGTTCTGAAGAAGATGTTGCAGCCAGCGCTGAAATCTTGCTTGCTGTAGTAATACCATTTGTTACTGTTGCAGCATTTCCAGTGTACTGTGTTGCTGATAGAACTTCAGTTCCATTAATCTTTAATACCTTGCCAGAAGCAAGATCCATGTGCTCAGAAGATGTCCAAGAATCAGTTGCATCTACCCAATTGAAAGTCTTGTCTGTAGCACCCTTAAGAGTAAGACCACCACCGTCAGCGCCTGCATCCGTTGGAGTTGTTACTGCACCAAGAACAAGGTTCTTATCATCAATTGTAATTTCTGTTGAGTTAATTGTAGTTGTTGTACCGTTAACTGTCAGGTCCCCTGAAAGAACCAAAGATGTACCAGTTGCAGCACCAATGTTTGGTGTTATAAGTGTTGGGGTATCAGCAAAAACAAGTCCGCCAGTACCAGTCTCATCAGAGATTACTGTACGAAGTTCTGATGAAGAGGTTGCAGCAAAAGCATCCAACTTATTATTTGTAAGAGCAACAGTACCTGTAGCATCTGGCAAAGTAATAGTGCGATCCGCTGTGGGATCAGTTACTGTAATAGTTGTTTCATGATCGTTTGCTGTAGCACCTTCAAGAACGATTGAACCGTCTGAAAGTGTAAGTCCTGAAACTACGGGGCTTGTAAGTGTTTTGTTTGTAAGTGTCTGTGAGTTTGTTGTTCCAACTACTGCTCCAGTTGCACCGTGTGCTTCTGTTGCTCCTGTGTGAGTTGTTAGGTCTGAGGCTGAAGCCTTGTTTCCAAGATCAGTAGTAAGACCTGAAATCTTAGACTGAGCAATTGCTGCTGCTGAGTTAATGTCTGCATCTACAATTGTGTCATTAGCAATCATTGTGGATGTAACTGTTCCTGAGTCAGCCTGGGTTACTGCTGTTCCAGAAATCTTACTAGCAGCAATTGCTGCACTAGCGTTAATATCAGCATTTACGATTGTTCCATCCGCAATCATTGTGCTAGTTACTGTGCCAGAATCACCAGTTGTAATTACAGTACCTGATACGTTAGGAAGTGTAATTGTACGATCTGCTGTTGGATCAGTTACTGTAAGTGTTGTCTCATAATCATCTGCTGTTGAACCTTCAAACACAATGCTTGATTCAAAAACACCAACTGCTGCTGGTGCTGAAAACTTTAATCCTGTTGCTTCATTGCTATCTACTGTTAAAACGTGTCCATTGGTTGCACCAACGGCTAATCTAGTACCAGTATTTGATCCTGTACCAACTATTAAGTCACCCTTTGCGTCAAAGATTTCTTTTGTGATTATATCGTGTCCATTAACGGTCGCAGTTGATCCCTCAACTACAATTCCCGCTTTTACTCTAAAATCTTTTGTTACGGTTGCCATCTTTTATCTCCTTGGTTAAGCCTTTAATCCCATACGCATGTAGCGTAGGGTTATAGGGGTTTGTCCGCCCACTGGAACCACAGTTAGTGAAACTGTATCCCCAGCCCTTGAAACAGAGATGGTGCCAATATTCCCATCGTTGTCTATCGTTGCATATTCTGTAACTGAAACGTCTGTTCCATCTACAAGAATATTCATCTCTGTGGCGTAAAATTTATTTGCGCCACCAGAAGTCTTTTTAATTGAGATTACATATCTCATTGATCTAAATTCGCTTGCTAAAAAGTTATCAAATACTGTTGAATTTTCAATACCATTAATTGTTGATTCGTTATTTCCAGAACTACCCAAATCTGTTGCTTGTGCTGACAGGGTGTCAATTAAATCAACATAGTTTGCCTCTGTGGGTCTATCCCCAGTTTGAAATAGTGATTTTACTGCTGCAAGTGATACTTTAGCCATGATGAAATTATATCACATTATTAAAGAATATAGTTATTAATTCCGATTATTTGAAGCCCAATTCCAGGTACGGCTGTTGGTGATATTCCAATGTTTGTAAACCTTACCCTAAAGGGCAAAACCTCTTGTATCTTTGTAAACCTTACAAACCCATCTATTTTAGTTTTAGGATAATTTATCCTAGAAATTTTTTCTGATTTATTTTTAGATAAATCTATGATTGTTGCATAAGCCATTACGACTCATCGCTGTTTGTAATATCTTCAATAACTGTTAATATGCCACGAGCAACTGTCCATACCCTGCTAGCATCTCTTAATTCAATATCAAAAATATCTCCAGTATTTAAACTTTTTGATTGAGTAGATGTTAGGGATACTGTAAATTCTCCATCATCATCTTCTGCTGTAGCGACAGGGGTAAGGTTTAACACTCCTGCTGGATCTGCATCATTTAAATTTCCTGCAACTGTTGGTCTTTTAATTTCCATTTCAATTGTCCATTCGGAAATATCAAGTGGATCTTTATTGTCATCTGTTACGTATACTCTAAATCCTGCACTGTCTCCTTTTACAATTGTCCAATTAACTGTAGGTGGTGCAGAGCCAATTGAATAAGAATCTTGTTGTGAAGATCTAAGTGTTGCCATTATGATAATCCTGCTTTCAATGATCCCCAACTACCGTTGCCTTTTGGTTGACCTACAACTAGTATTCCAGTTGTTGCATTAGCCTTTCCGACTATTGCTACTGCTCCAGAACCAGTTGCTGGTTGTGTTGCTGTTAATCCTCCACCATCTGCTACATAAAGAACATTGCCAGCAGTAAATGAATTTGTGTTTGCGTTAAGTATTACTCCAGAAATAGTAACAACACCATCTGTGTTATTTCCAATTGCTGAATCTGTTAATCCTAAAACTGGGAATGTAGTAAGATCATCAGAATCACATTTTCCAATTGTTGGTTTTGTTGAAAAACCAGTTATATAAACTGGGGTTGCTTTTGCAATACTTGCACCACTTACATTTCTAACCTCTATAGTATGATTTACAAGACTAGGTAATATAAGTTCAATCTGTTCTGCCAAATCTTGAAAATCTCCATGAATGTTTACAGGATCACTAAATAGTGGATAAGGAAGATCGTAGTTTGCGGTTGCACCAGTAGCCATAATCTTATTATTATACCACTTCATACTATAATATTTTTAATAAATGTGCGGGTATATTGATAAAGTTGACTTTAATCCCTAAATCATGTTATAATTAATACACTACCGAAAGGTAGTTTTTGTTTCTAAGGAGGTAACACTAATGAGAAACATTGAAAAGAAGGTTTGGTTGGGGTTACTATCTATCGTTGGCTTGGTTGCGCCTTTTAGCAATTCTGCTAATGCTTTAGATAATAATTTATTGACTAAGCCCTCCGTTGAAGCCGTCCCAGCCCCTACAGGGGCTTTTCTGGTTTCTAAGGAGAGTATATTAAAAAAATATGAAAATGCTCATAAATTAACTGATAGCCAGTTAGTTGACCTATTGAAGGCTATAGGGTTTAAAGGTGATAAATTAAGAACAGCATGTGCAATTGCAAAGGCTGAATCTAATGGAAGACCTTTTGCTTTTAATGGCAACTCAGAAACTGGAGATAGTTCTTATGGAGTATTTCAAATAAATATGATAGGAAAACTGGGTCCTGATCGTAGAGAAAAATTCGATCTTGACTCTAACGTTGAATTATTTAACCCAGTTACTAATTCACAAATAACATTTCACATGACTAAGGGTGGTAAAGATTGGTCAGCATGGAGTTCTGTGAACGGACCACGGTACCAAGAATGGTACAACAAGTATCCTTGTAAAGTCTAACAATTAAAATACCCTCCTTGCTTTTGGCTTGGAGGGTTTTTATTTAAATTTGCAATTAATCAACTGCTATAAATAGACTTAGACTTATTATAGCATTATTTTATTTAATTTATTTGTCGTAAAAAATTGATATTCCTGCTCTAGGATTTTCACAGAACACTGTGTGAATAATTCCAGAAGGTACAAATAGCATGTCTCCTGGATTTACTATTAGACTTTTATATGGTGAATCTGGTTCGTTAGTTTCAAAAATTCTCCATTCAACAGAACCTATTGCCTGCCACAAAAATGAATCTCTTGAGTCTGTGTGAATTGGAATTGTTTTTTGTTGTCCAACAAAGTTAATCAATGTGCAGCCACTATTTGGCTCTCTTCCAAACAATTCTGTTGTTTTTGCAAACACTTCTTGTAACTGACTAAAGCAGTCTCCTTTTTCAACACGGTACCCTGCAACAAAAAGATCGCCCCAAAACTGTAAAGATCCAATAACTTTTACTGGGCTTGGCAATGTAACTTCTGGGCGTTTAACTGTATAGTCGCAATGATTAATAAACTCATCCCACCCAGTTGTTGATGGCATTATGTTTGGGATATACAAAAGATCAATATTTTTTTTAGCATCTAAAATATCTTTTTGACTAATGTTGTTCTTGTCTTTGTGTATAATTTTGTTCATTATTGATCACTTTTCGCTAAATCTGGATTTGGGTTATATGCTGCTGTAGAGCCGTCGCCCCTAGGAACCTTGACATCTCCTTGGATTGGATCTAATGCATAGCGCTTGCCCCAATATCCTCTTGGATAATGATAAGGATCTTCTGGGTTATCAGTTCTTGTTGGCAATGGGTTTTCATTCCAAACTCCATCAATTGTTACTAAAGATGCACCACAGAAACGCTCACCTGAAATTACCTTTTTGACTCCATGGCGAGTTTCTCCACTGTGCATAGCCATAGATCCTGCCTTTGGTTTATATAAATAGTTATAGTCTGGATAGTAAATTTCTCCACCCTTGTAGTCATCATTAAAATAAACTACGGCTCCCCACTTAATCGGACTTTCCATGTGTCCTTGATTGTCTATGTGTATAAACATCTCTAATTCATCATCACCTGCAAAGCCTATGCTGCTTGATCCATTAAACATTTTAATTAAATTATGTGGAGATGGAATCCAATCTGCTTTATAGTCATACTCATTAAGAACATCTATAGTTCTCTGAATAATAATGTTTAAGGTAGGCATTACTTTATCCATAACATTTTCGTAGCCAGGATTTAGTTTCATTTGATGATCATTAATTAAACGTTTACCCCAATACTTAAACTCATGCTCTTGCAAATTATCATAATCAAAGTTTCTCATAAATGAGTCTAATAAATTAATTTCTTCTGGTGTTAAAAAGTCTTCAAATATTAAAACATTTCCATCACACTTTTTTTCAAGTTTCATGATAGGTTCCTTTCAATAGCATTTTGTCTTCTAATCATATCGTGTTTTTCTTTAGGCTCAATGATTGACCAATGGTCTGGCTCTACATAGAAAAAGAAAACATTGCAAACTATATTATCTTCTGGATTGGGAAAATCTTCTCTCCAGTGTCTTTGGGCTTCTCCATAATACAGCAGTGCTTGATTTTCTTGCAGCGTATATGGAACTCCTTCAACATATAAGTCCCAGGGGGTATTCTGATAAACACAAAGGTCTATACTGTATGTACATGCTGCTACATCTTTATGTTTTTCTAAAGATGCCTGACCATAATACCAAGAGCCAAAGTTAAAAGATGGAACCAATGTATTACTTTCAAAAAAGTTTTTTGCTACTGTAGTTAGTTTATTATGTAGGGCATTTAGTAGTTCATCTCCACCAAATTCATATCTATTAAAATCAGTAGAATATCCCAAAGTTGACTTATCTAAACCTTTAACATATTCTTGTAATTGTTTAAATTCTTCTTTTGATAGCAAGTTATTTATTACTAATGGCTCTTTCATATTGGCTGCTCTCTGTATTTCATTTCCATATTTTTTTGTTTTGTCCAGAATGATGCGACTGTGTATCTTATAGAGTCTTTGACTTCTGTTACTCCATGAAGATGTGCTACATCTGCTGGATGAAATGCTAAAGTACCAGCCTTTGGAGTTATATCAAAGTTAAAGTTTGGGTAATAGGTGTGTCCACCTTCATAGTCATCGTTTAGGTAAAGAACAGATCCAAAGGCTCTATGAGCATGTCCTGTAATATCTGTGTTGCTCATATCATCTGCATGTGGTGCTTGTTGCATACCAGGAAACCAACGTATTACCTGAAGAAGATCAGGGTAGATTTTTTCCAGACCATATGACTCTTTAATTGATTGCTGACAACGAACAAGGACGTCGATCATAATATCAGCAGCCTTTTTGTCAAAGACTATCATATTAGTATAATTGATTGTACGATTATCCCAAAATTCATGACCAGCAGTCTGCCATAAGTCTGAAGCAACTGCAGCATTAATTAAATAACTACAGTTTTCTTTTGAAATAAAATCTTCTATTATTTTTCCATTAAACATATTGCCATTTTCCTATTGGACATTTTGCTGATTCTAATTTTGTTTTTGCAGACATAAAACATCCACACTTTTTGCACTGTTTTGTTAATTTAATTAATTCTGGACATTCTAGACATATAGAATATCTTTTTTCTGCCAATTCTTCTGAAGCCCATTTTGTTTTTGTATTTATCAAATCCCAAGGTCTAGTATTTCCAAGATTTTTTTTATATTTTTGCCAAGCAGATTCTTTTTCCATTAAAAAATTACCCCTCTATAAAATTATTGCCGTCCCATGTCCAACCCACTTCAACGCTTAAATCTGAAGGTATTTCTACTATTTTTGGATCAGACTGAAAACCCGCAAGAAGTCTTTCTCCAATACCTGGGTTTTGATCTGTAGTAAATTCACTATCTACTGTAATTATTGTAAAAATATCTCCATCAACTACACCTGCAAATTTTTTAATTGTCATATATTTCTCCTTTTACATTTAAGTATATCATACTGCACAGAATCCACCACTCCAGAATCCACCCCTGTTACACTGACAATCAACGCATCCAGCGTTTCCACCGCATCCGTCACTGCATGGTGGAGGTGTTGCAATAATAGGTGGAGGTGTTGCAATAATAGGTGGAGGTGTTGCAATAATAGGTGGAGGT